TGAAGGTCTGCGCCGCCGCGAGCCTGGCAATCTCGTTGCCCTCGATGGCGACGCGGCCGGCGGCGATGCGCGAGAGCGTGGTATCCGACGCGTGGCCGAGCTCTAGCGTCGTGAATTGCTGCGGCTCCGTGAATACGTTTGCGACGGCGACGAGCGCAACGTTGATTCCTTCCACGGCCAGGCGGCCGGCGGCCGAGCGCGAGAGCGTGGTATCCGACGCGTGGCCGAGCTCAAGCGTCGTCAATTGCTGCGCGGCCGTGAATACGTTCGCCGCGTCTTTCTTCGGGATATTGGCCGAGAGCGCGGCATCCGCAATCGCGGCGGCCGGGAAGGTCACAGTCCCCAGGAAAACGGCATTACTGATCGTCGGCGCCGTGCCGCGCACAAGCGCGCCGGTGCCCGTCGGCGCCGTCGTGCCCGCTAGATGGTTGAGCTCCGCCGGCGTCACCGTAACGGGCGCGTCGATGTTCGGGAAGGTCGCCTTAATCGTTGATTTGAGCAGGCGGATATGATCGTCGCCCTGGCTCTTAACGTCCGTGCCGGCCGGATTGGTCGCCACGAGGTCGTCAATGTAGGTGCCGGTTTCGAGCCCCATTAGTAGCCGCCTCCGCCGCCGTAAAGGTTGTAAGCGCCCGCCACGGAGGCGCCGCCGAGCTTGCGGCCGGCCTGCTCGTTGATGCGCTCGACTGCATCCGTGAAGAGCTCGCCGGCAGCCTGGGCGAGCTCTAAATCCTGGGTGTACATGAACAGGTGAAAAACGGCGCCGAAGAGATAAAGCGCCTCGTGCCGCTCTAGCAAATCGTTCGTGTCGGTATCGGACGAGAGCGACGCAAAGCGCGCCAGGTGCTCGACTTCAAATTCCGAATCCGTCGCCGGGACGCCGCGAAACTCGACTTGCTCACCGCGCACGGCGAACTGTGCAACCGGCGAGCTCGACGCGCGCGCGCGGATCTGCGCGAGCCCGACTTGGTCTAGCGCCTGGGGCCGCGTGTCGGTGAGTAGGAAAACGGTGCGAATTTCCAGGCACGTCGGCGGCAACGTGTAGATGCCTTCGCTCACGCGGTCAGTCTCGTCCAGCGTGGAGCTCGCCGCCTGCTCGGCCGTGCGGAGCTCGCGTGCCATGCGCCCTTCGGCCAGGCGGATAAAGCCCGCTACTTTCGCCGTGAGGTCCGGCCGGTGCGCCTCTTCGAGCACGGCAGTCTTGAGCTCGCCGTAATTCATTTGCGGAGGCTCCTGTTATGCCGCACGCGGTACGGCTCGGAAAGCGGACTCTGCTGAAACTCGAGAATCGCCGCCGAGCGCTCGCCGGCGTCCTTCGAAAGCATGGCGGGAAAGGCGCGGCACAGGAAAGCAAAATCGCGCTCCGGGATCCGGAGGATATGCTCCGCGAAAGGCGCGTGCCGCGTCGGGATCCGCCCCTCGCGCGCGAGCCGATTGCATTCCAGGATTTGCCGTCGTGTCGGATCCATCGCTACCGCTCGCCTCGTGAGAAAAGCCCGCGCGCCGCGCCAAGGGGGCAGCGCGGCGCGCGGGAACGTGCGCCGCAATTCTAGGTTTCTGTGACTGCGGAGTCGGGGAGAATGTCGCGGATCACCGCATGGGCGCGCTCAAGATAGACCTTGAGCGTCCAGTCTACGGAGAGCATGCGACGAATCGAGAGCCCGAGCTTGGCGAGCGGATCCACCTTGAACGAGTGCAGGTAGCCGACGCCGACGTACTGCGGATCCAGGAGGAACGCATCCGCGACGGGCACGGGCACGGTGTCGCCCGAGTCGTATGGCTGCTGCAAGCGGTTCGGCTGAATGCTCATCGTGAAACCGAAGTCCGTGCGGAAAATGTCGATGTAGCCCTGGCTCGTCTGATCCACGCCGCCGCCCGAGCCGCTCACGTTCGCCGTCGGCGCTGCCGCGTAAGGCGTCGTGAAGAGATACCGCGCGAGCCCCTTGGTAAGGGCGGGCACACTCATGAAAACGGTCGTGTTGCCGCCGAGCGTGTAAACGTCCTGAATCGCCGTGGCGACGAGCGCCCAGGTGAGCGCGCGGCCGTCGCCCTCCGTCGGCGCGTCCACGACTTTGGTCGTGGTATTGAAGCCGCCCGCGGATCCGCCGGAACCGAAGTAAGCATTGGTGACAAGCCACGCGGCGAGCCCGCCAGAGCGGCCAGGCGTCGCGTTGTTGTCGTCCGCAACCGACGCCTGCGGAGTGAGGCAGATCGCTTCCACGTCGCGGCGGAGCTCCTGCATTTTCCGCATGGTCTTGTATGCAAGCTGATCCGACTGCCCGATCACGTCCACGTTCTGCGCGCGCTCCGTGACGGCGACGTGCTTGGTGCTGATCTGCGTATGATTCCCGACGCGCGCGCCGCTCGCCGTGGTGACGCCCGTCGAATCCGAGCCCGACACGACGGCGTTATCGGTGTCGGGGGCTTCGAGCTCGTCCTCCGTCCATTCCGTGTAGCTGTTCTTCGCAGTGTCCGAGCGCGCCAGATCCAGGAACGGCGTGGGGATCTCGGAAATATCGAAGATCTCCTGCATAACGTCCTCGCGCACGAGGCCGCCCGCGTCAACCGCTTTGAGGTCTGCCGCGTCCAAATAATCGGCTGGTGCCGCCATGATTGCGTTACCTATTCAGCAAAGCCAAAAGGCGGGAGCGCGGATCCGATCCTTTCGTCGGGCGCGTCGGTGCTGGCAATGCGGGCGCGCGTCCGCTCGGCTTGCTTTTGCCAGTCGCGGGCGGGGCGCCCTTGCCGACTTGCTCTAGCGCCTTGCGGACGCGCTGCTCGCGCCGCCAGTTGTCGCGCACATAGCGGAGCGAACGATGGTCCGTCAGCGTGCCGAGATAGTTCTCCGGGAATCCGTACCCTTTCAGGTGCTCAATCATCCCGGTTATTTCTTCGGTCCGCTTGGCCTCGTCGCGCCACTCCGGAATTACGTCGAGGGTGAGCTCCCGCTCGCGCTTTAGCGTCGCCGTGTGGCGTGCCTGCACCGCTTCGAGTACCTCGGGCTTTATGGCGCCCTTCGGCAGTGCGGCTATCAGGGTTTGCAATTCGCTCTGCGCGCGTAAGAGCTCGCCCTCACGGCGGCTCCGGTCCTCTTCGAAACGCATCTCCCGTTCGGTAAGGTCGCCGGATCCCGCGGCAAGATCTTTAATCTCGCCAAGCGTGAGGCTCTCGCCGTTCGCCATTGGAACCTTGACCTTGTACAGATCTTCGGGCTTGAGCTCTAACCGCTCGGCTAGATCCTTGAGCCCTTCAATTGGCTTGGCTTTGCTTGCGCTCTCGCGCGCCTTGCCGGGTTCGCCCTGCTCGGGCGTCGTGCTTTCCTCGCTCTCGCGTAACAGATCGTGCAACGTGCGCGGCGGATCCTGGCGCGGAGCTCCCGCGTCCGGGGCCGCCGGCGTTGCCTGAGTCGGCGCCTGGGGCGGCGTCGGCGTCGGGGTCGGGGTCGTATTTTCAGCCATCGTGCAATGCTTCCCTGGCCGCCTCTCGGCAGCGCTTTCGGTAGAGCTCAGACCCGATACAGCGTAACGGGATCCCTTGGTATTCGAGCGGCTCGCGCTTGCGGATCCCGAGCACGCGGCGCGCCGTTGTCTCTTTCACCGCCACCGTGACGCGCGGAACCTGGCGGCCGCCGCGCCGGCAGTACGTCACAAAATCCTCGAGCTTGTGCAGGAAATTCACGGCCGCTCATTCGCTCTCGGCGGCGGCGAGAATTTCGTTAAGGCGCGCATAAAGGCTTTCCTCGAAACGGCGTAATTGCGTAATACCCGCGTGCGCCTTTTCGCGTGCGTCAAGGGTGCCCGAAGTTTCCCAATGCTCATGCAGCGCCGCCGCTCGCTCTTTGAAGAGCGCCGCCAGTAGGTGATTCTTTTGGAGCTCCGCCGCCTGGCGTTGCATTTCGCGCTTGTCCATTGGCTACCTGTTTCGCTTTGATGATGTCCACGACGGCGGCGCCGGTGATTTTTGCCTCTTCAATCTCCGCGCCGAGCACCGCCTCGAAGTACTTAAATACGGTGTCCTGGTCCGCCTTGTACTTGCCGAGCGCCGTGCGGATCTGCTCTAGCTCGATTGCCTGTTGCATGAGCGCGCGTTTCTGATCCTCGGCCGCCTTCGCCTGGGTTTGCTTGCTCTGCAAAGCCTGTTTCGCCTCGGGGCTCGCCGGATCCCGGAAATACTGCTCCGGATTGTGAATATCCACGGCGCGGCACCAATCCATGAGCACGGCGTAGAAGCCCTCGATGTTGACTAGTACCTCGTCCATGCCCTCGCGGGCGAGCGCGATTTGCGACTCTAGAATCTGCATCAGCGCGGCGGCGCGGCGCTGCCGCTCGCCAGGACTCATGCCGGGCTTCACCGTCAAGCGCGTGCGCTCCGGCCACTTTGCCGGGACCGCGGAGAGCCATTTCCCGTGCCGCTTTAGGTTCACTTCCGTATTGAACGACTCCCGCAGCGTCGCGTGCGCGAGCGCGAAGGTCTGCTTTATCAGCGAGGCCGCTATCAGCTTGGTCATCATGGCCGCGAGCGCTTCCATGACGGAGTAAGCGCGGTCAATTCCTTCGGAGCCGACGCGGTCGCCAATCTGTAGCTGGCCGCTGGCGAGCTCGAGGCTCGCGCCGCCGAGCTCCGTGCGCGTGGCTTTCTGCGACTCGATGTTGCGGAGGATGTTGGCGGACGTGTCCGGCACGCTGAATGCCATGACGGCGCTCTGCACGTTTTCGGTGTTCTTCACGCGCAGCGCGCCATTCGTGCGGCCGTCGGCTAGATCGTCCACGTTGACGCGCCCGTCCAGGTAGGCAAGGCGGTTCTTGTTCGTGGTGTTGACGTTGTCCATGAGCGCGCGCTGCAAGCCCGTGTTTAAGTCCTGCACTTGCTTGAGCTTGTCGAAGAGCGACACGCCGAGAAAACGGTGCGGATTGAGCACGGCAGTCCCGGCCGCGTAGGGCACGAGGTTGACGGGATCATTAGCGAGCACGGAGGTCTGCGCGAAACAGAGCTTGCGCCGCTCTGAAATGCCGTCGCCGTCGGAATCCATGAGCGCATAGCACTCAAACCATTCGACAAGATCCTGGGAGGCATCAATCCCGACGGCCGCCTGCATCCACTTTTTCGGGTTACGCGCGGCGCCCTGAATCTCGCCGGTGCGTTGCTGATACTTCGGGAGCTTGTCCACCTTCGAGCGCGGAAACCCGAGCTCTAGCAGGTTGCTGCGCGGCTCGACGTGGCGCTCGGCGCAAAAGGGGATTGCCTGCAAGTCCAGCGAGTCCCAATCGTGGACATATAGAAAATTCTCGGGCGGGAGCGCTTCGCAGCGGAATACCTGGCGCCGCTGAGTGCAGCGCACAGTGAGGTTCCCGTCTTTGTAGCCCGTGACCTTGCACTCCACGCCGGCCGCCGCAAGCCCCTTGAGAATCTCCCCGATTGCCTCGTCCTGGACGTTCGTAAAGCGCTCCGTCCGGATCTTGACTTGCTGCTCCGCCCAAACCTTGCAGATCCCGTTGCGGAGCAGGAGCGCATCCTTAATCGCCGTGGCGAATTGGATATATCCGGGATTCTGCCCCATCACAAAATCCGTCACGGCGACGGATTCGAGCTCGGCTTGATCCTCGTCCTCGGGGCCGCTCGCGTGAAACTCGACTATGTCGTCCGTCGTGAAGGCTTCCAGCATTTGCGCCAAATTCGCTTCAACCATCGCGGACACGTCGCCGGACACGACGCGCGAGCGGCCGATAACCTCGTCCCCGCGCGGGCGCTGGAAATAATAGTCGAGCGCCTGCTCGCGGCTCTTGGCGAGCTCGTCGCCGTCGAAGCCCGCGCATGCCTGCAATTGCTGGCGGAGTTTCTGGACGAGCTCGGCCTCGGTCACGATTCCGCCTCGCTCGAATCTTCCGGCAGCGTGACGCGGCCAGGTTGGAAAATGGCGCGGTTCATCGCCATGAAACCGAGCTCAATATGCGTGCGGGCGATTGCCAGCCATCGCAGCGCGTCGGAGGTACTGGCTTCTTTGCTCATTGCGTCCAGCCTGCGGAGGATGCGCTCTTCGGCCATCTTGTTGACGTTCGCGGCGTCGATACTGTCGGCGCTTTGCGGCTTGTAGCCGGCAACCGGCAGCCCGTAGTGCGTGGTCTGTTTCGTCGTGCTCATATCACGCCCCTGTCGGTTGTCGAATAGTCCGGCGCCGGGCCCCAGGCGCCGGCCGCCTGTAGCAGATCCCGCTCGACGGCCGACGCGTAGAGCGCGAGCGCCTCGGCGTATGGCGCCTCCCAGGTGTCCGCCGGCGTGCGCTTGAGGCTGCCGTCTGCGCCCTGAGCGGCGCGATAGCCGCCGAGCGCTTCCACGAGTACGGCGTTGTTGCCGTCGGGCGCCCAGGGGCGCGGAGCGTCGTCTACAAGCATCGTCGGCAGGAGCTCGCGCGTAACCGGGATCCCGTCCACGGGCGCCGGCGGCTCGACGGTGACAACCGACGCGCGGGCGCGCTCGAAAGCACGCGCGCCGGCGCCGCCTGGCTCGATTAGGTGCGTTACCGTGGCGGGATTCGCCCAGGGGAAGCGCGCCGGGAGCGAATGCACCGCCGCCGTGTAGTCCGGCGATTCCCAGGAGCACGAGCCGATGCAGTAGTGCGCGATGCCGCGCGGCTGGAAGAGCAGCGCCACGAGCTCGGAAGCGCCGAGCATGCGCCACACTGCAAAAACGGGCTTGCCTGGCTGGTACTCGTGCGGGGCAATGCGCCCCTGGCCGCGCATGAGCTCGAGCTCGGCCGCGTAGTAAGAGCCCTTGAGCGGCGCATCCCATCGGCAGTAGTACTCGCGTTGGATCTCGGCCTCGTCCATGCCGTCCGCGCGCTCCGCGTCGATCATCGCGGCCGTGATTAGCGGGCGGCCCTCGCAGTCGGTCGTGTCGTCTACCGTGAGGTACTCGACGTGCCAGTCCGGATTATTCTTGATCCGCTCGAACATGCGGAAGGCGTGATTTTTGCCG